CCGAGAGGAGCCAGCCAGCGCAGTGCATAACACACCCATCCCTTACGGGATGAATTCAACCAGAGGAGTTTCAGGTGACCAGTGTCAAGCCACCCACCACGAGGAGTCGACCCTTGCCCGGTTTAACCGGGACAAGAAGGTGGACTCGATACATCAAATCGAATAAACAATTTGATGATAATCGTGAGACGGTGAAGCGTGGCACTGGGAAACAGATTACTGTTTCGGAAGGACATCAATGGCCTCTTCCTAAAGGAAGTAAGGTCACTGATAGTGGGGGTCCGTTTTGGACCACTAAATCGTATGTGGAGGGTGGAAACCACCCTGTACACATCCGATATGAGGACAACTTTGTCATTGAAACCTATGATGGTTTCTCATGGCCAGTTGACCCACCTACAATAAGCGGTAGCTACTTTCCCCCAACCAGCTTTGCATCAACTGATGCTCAGCTGGCGGCGAAAGGTACTACTGCTATCGCTCGTTGTAGTCCAACTAACTCACCCGCAAACGTAGCAACATTCCTAGGAGAATTGATTAAGGACGGAATACCGTCCCTCTTCAATCCCAACGAATGGTTCTCCAAAACGTCCTCCGTCCGTCAAAGGGCGAAGGCTGGTTCAGATGACTATCTGAACCTGGCTTTTGGCTGGCTACCTCTCGTAAACGACATCACGAAATTCGTTGATGCCGTGCGTCACGCCGAAAAAGTGCTTGCACAATTCGAACGTGACGCCGGGAAGGTCGTCAGACGTCAATACGGGTTCCCACCTGAAAAGGTGACTACCACCGTGCCCTTCAGTGCACCTCGGGCCTTCGGGCCTGATGTGTACTCGAGCATGTGGTTGTCGCCTACGGGGACAGCAGAGCGTACCATTGAGACGGTACGCCGTCAGTGGTTTAGTGGCGCTTTCACGTATGACCTCCCTGCTGATTACAATAGCAGGGACGCACTACGAGAATTTGCCGCTAAAGCAGACCAATTAGTCGGTCTGCAACTGACGCCAGAAGTACTCTGGGAGCTGGCTCCGTGGAGCTGGGCTGTTGATTGGTTTACTAACGCTGGTGACGTCCTAAAAAACGTTACCAATTTTAGTAAAAATGGCCTGGTCTTGCGCTATGGGTATATGATGGAACATACTGTTCAAAAATATACCTACAGTCGCGGCGTTTCTGGCCTTAAGGACAGAAGCGCTGGCGGAAACCCCATTAGTTTCGTTACAGAAACTAAGAAGAGGATTCCGGCAAGCCCCTTTGGTTTTGGAGTAACATGGGATGGTTTGTCACCATTCCAGCTCTCCATAGCTGCTGCACTGGGGATTTCCCGGTACAGTTAGTTGTACGTTATGTACAACGCAACACCAATAGAGACACGGATGTCTCTAGAATAGGAGCACGCGTATGAGTTACGCAGACCCACAGACCATCACCATTTCGGCGGTCACTACGCCCCTTCCCCGCGTTTCCGTGGGGGTGGGACAGAGTGAGTACCTTAGTGCTGATGGACTGATCAAGCTCTCAGCGTCCAATGCCTACGGGCGGAGGACGCGTCGAGTCTTGAGGGTGGACCATTCGAAGATCACCGCAGACCCGTATATTCCGACTCAGAACACGAAAGTGTCCTCGTCGATTTATCTGGTCTTCGATGCCCCCGTTGCGGGGTACACGAGCGCTGACCTCAAGGCCATCTATGATGGCTTTAAGACTCAGTTCTCCGCATCTTCGGACCTCCTCATCACCAAGCTTCTTGGTGGTGAGAGCTGAGCAAGGATGCTCAGCCTAATCGAGGTAACAATCGTTCCGTCAAACCAGAGACTCTCGGTTTCCGTTCTCGGATTGCGAACTGGGTTAGTTTAATTGCCCAGATTGTCAGTTTCGAGGATTGGTTTAAATCCTGGAATAGGTTCGACGTATTCATGACATATTTAATTGTCACGATTGTTTGGTTAGATCTTGTACTACTATCAGTTCTGATATTAGTACATCCTCACGGAATCTACTGCAGCACAAAAGGGGTTGAACCCTCAAGTGTTGTGATAGATTGATCTATGCCCAAGCTCATAGGCTAGGAAAGACCACCTCTATTTAAGGAGGGGCTTTGAAAAGCCTATTGTTGCTCTGGAAGAAGGTTGCAGAGGAATCTGCAACCCGATGTTGCACTAGCGCCACCAAGGACATAAAAACTGTCCTGGTTCGGTGTGAACACGAGGGGTTATCATTTATAACGATAACCCTGGCGGACTTTGGAAAGGACCTCCAAAAAGGTCTTGACCAAGGTCACGTCGATCGTCGTCTTTTTTGCTCGTTTAGCAAAAAAGGAGAGCTCCCCCGATTTCTCGGAGGTTTTCTCGATCGTGTGTTCGACCGTAGTAGTGGGGCGTTACTTGACGACCCATGCATAGATGCAATTCTTGCCTTACGTCAACTTACGTTGATGTTTAGCAAGATTTCTTTGCCTTGCAGTGATGCGAGGACAAAGAAAGCTATGCTACAATTCGTCAAGTGTGAGCAGGAAATCAGGATTGCTGACGCTCAGCGGTCCTCGCTAGATTCTAGTGAGTTCCGTCGAATGTCATCAATGTTGTTTAGGGACGTTTTTACCAAAGTAGACCGCGAGGTCTATAGAGGTGAACTCATACCTAAACATGGTCCAGGGGCCACTGCCGATAAGTTGCGTGGAAACGCCAAATATCGACAAACCTCATGGACTCATCGTCTGGAAAAGAGCTTCCCTTCTGGGGATTTTCTTATTCCAAGCCATCGATTTTACGATGGTTTTGACGATGTTGATTTCCTCGAACCCGGTCAGGAGATGCCTGTTAAGGTAACTCCTGTTCCTAAAACGCTGAAAACACCAAGGATCATCGCAATTGAGCCCACTGCAATGCAGTACACGCAGCAGGCTCTTCTTGAGGCGATCCTCCATGCGATTAAGGGACATGACTACTCCCCAGACGAATCTCGTCCACGTAAGTGGACTAGACGTTGTCTGAATCGCATGGTGGGATTCGATGACCAAGTTCCTAATCAGAACATGGCATTGAAAGGTTCCCGTAATGGAGACCTTGCTACGCTCGATTTGAGCGAAGCATCCGACCGTGTTTCCAATCAGCTCGTACGCGAGATGCTCATCAATCACCCTCATTTGCATGAGGCTGTTGATGCCTGCAGATCCCGGAAGGCTGATGTAGATGGACATGGCGTTATACGTCTGTCCAAATTCGCGTCTATGGGTTCAGCTCTCTGCTTTCCGTTTGAAGCAATGGTATTTCTAACATTGATCTTCATCGGGATTGAGCGAGAGCTTAATGCCCCCCTTAGCCGTGAGATCATTAAAAATGATTTCGCGGACAAGGTGCGCGTCTACGGGGACGATATTATAGTCCCCGTAGAATATGTGCCCTCCGTAATCTCGACACTGGAAACTTTTGGGTTTCTAGTAAATCGGGACAAGTCTTTCTGGACTGGTAAGTTCAGAGAGTCTTGCGGTAAGGAGTATTATGACGGTCATGACGTTAGTATTGTCAAGATTCGTCAGAACCTTCCTACCCAACGGAAGCACGCTACAGGAATCATTTCGACTGTCTCAACCGCAAACCAGTTTTACAAAGCTGGTATGTGGCAGACTACGAAATGGTTGGATTCCTACATCGAGGAAGTGATTCGTCACTACCCCGTTGTTTTGGAGACCTCCCCTGTGCTCGGTCGCCATTCGTTTATGGGATATCAATCTCATAAACTAGGCGAGCATTTGCATAACCCTCAAGTCAAGGGCTATGTTGTGTCATCAAGACTACCTAGCGACAAGCTAGATGGTCCTGGTGCCTTGCTTAAGTTTTTCCTTAAGCGCGGCGGATTGCCATCCGTCGACAGGAATCACTTAGAGCGTGCAGGACGCCCTCAGTCCGTCGACATCAAGCTGAGGTGGG